GACGGCGCAGCTTCCCCTCTACGCGGCCATCTACGCTGCTCTCGTGGCCACACCGCCGATCGGTGCCGGCGTCTACGAGGCCGCGCCGCAGGGGGCCGACTACCCGCACATCGAGATCGATGGCGGTCGGGCTTACGACTGGTCTGCGCAGCTTATGCGCGGCGAGGAGACGCTGGTCGAGATCCACGTCTGGAGCCGATACCGCGGCCACAAAGAGGCACGCGAGTTGCTGGGCAAGATCAAGGACCGGCTGCACGAGCAACCTTTGAGCCTCACCGGCGCCACGTTCATCGACATGCGTTTCGAGGATCTCGAGCTCTTCACGGATGCGGACGGCATGACGCGGCACGGGATCATCCGCTTTCGCGCAACGACGACGGTGGCCGCATGACCTGGATACGTTTCATCGCGCGCGGCAAGCAAATCGAGCCGGACCGCACCGCGCGCTACTTCGTGCCGGGTGAGATGCTGGATATCGAGCCGCACCTGGCCGCGCGCTTCCTCGCCGAGCAGGTGGCAACCGAGATTGACCCGCCGCAGCCGAACCTGCAGGCGAACCCGTTCATCCCGCCGCGCATGGGCGACGATCCGCTCACCGTCGCCTGCGTCTGGAAGCGCGGCGGCGTCTACGACCGGCACGACTACGTGGGCCGCATGGCGCGCGCGGTGCAGCGCAACCTGTCGCGTCCCTACCGTTTCGTTTGCCTGACTGACGCAACAGAGGTGCCGGACGGTGTGGAGCGCATTGCGCTGGCGCACAACTGGCCAGGCTTCTGGAGCAAGATTGAGCTTTTCCGGCCGGGCCTGTTCGCCGGCCCAGTGCTGTATCTCGACCTCGACACGGTGGTCTGCGGCTCGCTTGACCCGATCGCCGACGCCATCGAGGCAAACCCGCTGCTGTGTTCCTGGGACATGAAACACGGCTGGATCAACTCCAGCTTTCTGGCCTGGAACTGGGATCTGTCGTGCGTCTACGAGGAAGTCGCGGCGCATCCGGCCGGGATCATGCAGGTCTATGACGGCTCCGGGCCGTGGTGGGGCGATCAAGGCCACCTGCAGGTCACGCTGGAGGAGCGCCGCATTCCGTGGGCCTGGGTGCAGCAGGCGGTGCCGCATGCCGTGGCCTGGCAGCCGATCCCGCTGCGGGGCCGGCCGCCGGCGCCGGGTGTGGCCGTTTCCATGTGGTATGGCGCGCCCAAGCCGCACGAGATCACCACAGAATGGATGGCCCAGCACTGGGCCTGACAGCTACCGGCTTTGGCCGGCGCCTCACCGGGTCTTAGGCAAGCCCGCCGCAGCGTCGTGACGGCGCCGCATTCCCTCAGATGGAGCCTCTCGCATGTCTGGCACCCTCGCCTTCAAGGGCCGCTCCGCGGCGCTGCAGATCAGCTCGAACGGCGGCAGCACGTTCACCACGATCGGCGGCGTGCGCACCAACGCGATCACGCTGAACAACAACCCGGTGGATATCACCAACGTCGACAGCAACGGCTTCCAGGAGCTGCTGGCCGATGGCGGCATCCAGTCGCTGTCGATCTCGATCGACGGCATCGTGGTGGACAACACGCCGTTCGAGACGATGCAGACGCAGGCCGACGACCGCACCCTGATCTGGTATCGCATCGCCTTCGCCACCAACGGCGTGATCAGCGCGCGCTTCGCCGTGGCCAGCCTGCAGATCGGCGCGCCGTATGACGGGGCGCAGACGTTCTCCGCCACGCTCAGCAGCTCCGGCGCCATCACCTTCACGCCGAGCACCTGATGCAGAACCCTCGCAAGGAAATCGAGTTCCCGTGGGGCGAGGCGGTCATCCGCTCTCGCCCGACGATGGCGCGGGTGGCTGAGATCGAGACCAAGTTTGGGCCCGCGCCGGCATTGGCGCGGCGCCTGATCAACATGGAGCTGTCAATCAGCAAGGAGCTGCTGCCTCTGCTGGCGATCATGCTCCGTGGCTGCGAGGACGCCCCGAAGGGCGACGCGGCGATCATGCAGCAGGCTTTCGAGCTTGGTGCCGTCGGCTTCGTGGCGCCAGCCACGCTCTGGCTTGTGGCGTCCTACCAGGTGGACGAACCCACTGAGGAACAGCCGCCGGGAAACTGACGGAACCGCAGCCACTGCCGTATCGCCGGCTCATGCAGCAGGCGTGCGGGTGGCTGCGGTGGACACCGGATGCGTTCTGGGGCGCGACGCTGGCCGAGTTGCACAGCGCGACGGTCGGCTACCTGGAGACGCGCGGCGTGGCGCCTCGCGACGCCAAGGCGGACATCTACGACGAATTGCTTGAGGTGGCGCGGGACGCAATCCGCGCTGAGCGTCGGGCGAAGGAGGCGGCATGAGCGGCACGACTGATGCAGGCCGGCTCCTCGTCCGCATCGAGGCCACCACCGCGCAGCTTCGTCAGCAGCTGCAGGCCGCTGAGCAGCAGGTGGCCGGCACCGCGGCCAAGATCGACAACCAGCTGAAGCAGGCCGACAAGGCGTTCTCGCGCCTGGAAGAAGCCAGCAAGGCGACGCAGCAGGCGGTGGCGGGCTTGGCCGCGCGCCTCGGGCCGATGGGCGGCGTGCTGTCGGCCGTAGGCATCGGCGGCGCGGCGGCTGCGGCTGGTCTGGCAGTCCTGGGCGCGGGGCTGGTGCAGGTGGCCAAGGCCGGCGACGAAGCTAACGCCACGCTGGCCAAGCTCTCCAGCTCTACCGGCTCGATTGCGCAGGCCACGCAAGTCTACGAGGGCCTTTTTCGCCTGTCGCAGCAGACGGGCATTGCCGTGGCGGAGAGTGCCGGCGCGTTCTCCCGCTTTGCCGTGGCGGCCAAGGAGATCGGTGGCACCAATGCGCAGGTCCTGGCGCTTGTCGGTGGCATCCAGAAGGCTGGCATCGTGGCCGGCGCATCGGCGCAAGAGGCCGGTGCTGCGGTGCAGCAGTTGGCGCAGGCGCTCGCGTCCGGCAAGCTGCAGGGCGACGAACTGCGCAGCCTGCTGGAGAACATGCCGCAGCTGGCGCAGGCCCTTGCCAAGGAATTGGGCGTCGGCATCGGCCGCCTGCGCGAGATGGGCACCGAAGGCAAGCTGACGGCCGACGTGGTATTCCCGGCGCTGCTCCGCGCCACTGAGAAGATCAGCGAAGAATTCGACAAGATGCCGATGACGATCGGCAGGGCTGGCGGCGCGCTCACGGCCGCGGTCCAGAATTTCGGCGCGGAGCTGGACAAGGCGCTCGGCCTATCTCAGCGGATTGCGGCAGCCCTGAAGGCCGCAGCGGACGCGATCAACGGCATTCAGCGCGTCATCCTGCCCACGGAGCGCCAAGCGGCTGAGGCGGCGGCGTTGTCTACGCGGCAGCGCGCAGACGAGTTGCGCCAGCGCCTGTCGGACTCGCGCGATCGCTCGCAGTTCCCGGACGGGCCCGCCGGCGATCGACTGTTTGCGGCGGCGCGTGCCAACGAAGATCCGCGCATGGCGCGCGACGTTGAGGCGGCGGAGCAGGCGGCGCGAGATGCTGAAGCGCGGATTCAGTCGATCCGCCGCGAGGCTCGGGAACTCGAGCGCGTTGAGCGCGACGAAGCGGCGCGCCAGGCGCTGCAAGCCTCGCGCCAGCAGGCACAGGCTGCAGCCGAACAGCTGCGGCTGGACCTGGATAAGGATTACGCGCTTCGCAAAAAGCACGAAGAGCGCCTGAAAGTCATTGATCGCGCCGAAGTCACTGGAGCCATCGACAGCGCGCAGGCAGCGGCGCAGCGCAAACTCGCGAACGACGATCTCGCTGAGGGGCTGCAGAAGCTTGCCGAAGCGCACAGGCAAGTCGGCAAGGAAGCCGCCGAGGCGGACGGCCACGTCAAGGAATACCTAAAGGATCAGGAGCGCATCGCCAAGGAAGCGGCGAAGGCGCAGGAGAAGGCGGCCGAGGCGATCCGCCGCTACCACGAGCGCAGCTTCGATGCCGTGGTGTCCATTGGCGAGCGCGCGTTTGAGCGGCTAGGCGACGCCATGGTGGACGCATTCGTGTCCGGCCAAGGTGCGGCCGTGAACTTCGGCAACGTCGCGCGCGGCATCGCGGCGTCGGTGGTGACGGACTTCGCCAAGCTGGCCATCGTCAATCCACTCATGAACAGCCTCTTCGTGGGCACCGGTGGTCCGAGGCCGACGCTGGGTGCCGCGCTTGGTGGTGGTGGCGTTGGGGTGGGTGACATGCTGGGCTTCGGCCAGCTGTTCGGCGGCCAGACGCTCATGGAGTCCATCGGTCTGACGGGCGCGGGCGGCCTCCTCGCCACGCCGATCATGTTCGGACAGGCTGGCGCCACCAGCGCTGCGCTGGGCGCGATGGGCGGTGCCTACGGGCCCGC